TTTGGGTTGGTTTGGGTGTTGCCTGTCATCATTATATCAGGCCGTGTCAAGGCGACGGTTCGTCCTACGGACGCTCCTCGATCGACCAGACGACGCCGATCGGATCGGTGAAGCTGTCGCCGACCTCGCGCAGCGCCCGGCTCGCGTCCTCGATCACCTGCTTGCGCAGGAGGTCGCGGCACTCGTCCGTGTTCTCCTCAAGATGGTCGGCGTTGGCCTCGCTGACGACGTTGTCGGCCTCGTCCTCGATCGCATCGGCGAGCGCGGTCTCGAAGTCGTCGAAGAGGTCGAGCGGGTAGGGCTCGCTCTCGTGGACGTGGATCCGCAGGACCCTCATGCTGTTACCTCGATCGTCCGGTAGCTGGTGGCCGTGAACGTCACGACCTCGCCGCCGACGAACCGAATCTGGATCTCGCGGGCCTCGCCCGGCATCACGCCGCCGACCATGACCTCGCGGATCGTCCGGCCTCGCATGTACTCGCGCAGCTCCTTCTTTGACTCGAACTTGTAGTTCATCGGTCCTCCTCTCGTTGGTTGATCCCGCGAAAGAGCCTGTACGGAATCGAACCGCTTCGCCAGAAGGCTCGTACAGGCCCCTGCAGCGCCGCCTAAGCGCCACAGGGGCCCGTGGGGGTACTAGGTGCCGCGAATGAAGTCCGCGGCCTTCTGCGCCCGTCCTGCGGCCGAGATCAGAAGCTTGGGCTCGGCCTTGAGCGCCCGCAGCCAACCCTTGAGGTAGGCCGCCGACTGTTCGATCGTCGCCGGGCTGATTCCGGCCGTGCCGCAGAGCATCGCGGCGCCAAGCTCGGCGGTCAGCTCCTCGCGGCTGTAGTTCTCGTCGCCGAAGGCGGCGATCTCGGCGATCTCCTTGCGGTTCAGCCGTGACTTGTGGCCGGTCGAGTGCACCAGCTCATGGAACGCCGTCCCGTAGTAGGCCTCGGCGTCCTCGAACGTCCCCATATGGGGAAGCTGGACGACGTCGGCCGACGGCCGGTAGAACGCACGATCGCCGCCGTGCTTGATCGTCGGGCGCTGGGGCATTCCCTCGATCAGCTTCGCTGCCGCCTCGATCGGGTCGTGGTCGGCCGGAACCTCGATCGGGTCGAGGTCGAGGCCCGTGGCCTGCGCCACGTTGTAGACCATGAAGCTCCGAAGGAACGGGATCGTCTTGACGATCTCCTCGCCCTTGGCGTCGGTCTCGCCGGTCTCGATGCGGATCGACTTCCAGAACACGATCCGCGTCCAGCGCTTGCGCTCGGCCTCGATGATCTCGCCGCCGTTGGCCTCGGCCTGCTTGAACGTCAGCCAGCGGGGGTCGTCGTAGCCCTCGGCCATCGCCCGGAGGTTGAGGATGAACGGGTTGATGCCCCGGTACTCCGTACCGCTGAACGGGTTGTGCGGCAGCACACCCGGCACGCCGCACCACGGCTTGTGCCAGAGAAGGTTGCCGTTCTCCTCGATCTCGCGGATCACGGTCGCGGTGATCTCCGCGTCCATGTCCAGCTTCGGTTTGCGTTGCTTGGTGGCCATGAACCTCTCGTTTCGGTTGGTGGCGGCCTTTACACACATCATTATAGCACCCCGTTTCAACCTACGGTTGTGCCAAGGCCCCTCGCCGGAGTCGAACCGGCGCAAGTCCCCGAAGGGGCCGACCGTCACGCTCCCCACGGGCAGCCGATCTGCCCGCAGCAGGAGCAGAACTCGCCTTCGGCGAGCGGCAGCAGGTCGCTGACGTCGACCTCGTGGCGGCGGTCGTCGCCGACCATCACGGCGATGACGACGTCCGGGTCCTCGACCTCGTCGAGGACTTCGCCCGTGTGCCAGCACGTGATCTCTTCGGTCTTGAAGCCGATGATGCGGAAGGCGATTCCGCCGTAGCCAGCGACTGCGTAGCAGTCCCCGGTCTCGATGTCCTGCGTCTGCATGGTGGTCCTCTCGTGTTGGTTGGTCTGGCATCGCCCCGGGCCGGAGTCGAACCGGCCTACGGCCGTCCCCGGGGCGCTTCGGTCAGTAGGGGAAGCTGAGCCCCTCGGCCATGTCGGCGCAGCGGTCGCACTGGTAGCCGCGCTGGCGGTCCAGCGGCGTCAGCACGTTCTCCGCGCCGCACGTGGGGCAGGGGAGGTTGCGGGGGTTGGAGCGGGTCGCGGCCCGAAGGGCCGAGCCACTGCGGGCGAAGCCGACTCCGTCGATCGGCTCGTAGTCGGGGTCGAAGTAGTCGTCGTCGTACATCGTGGTCCTCTCGTTTCGGTCGATGGTCGGGGGGTTTGCCCATAACATGATATCAGGTCGTGTCAAGGGTTCCCCTTGTCTCTGGGAGGGTAAGAAGGTCCCGGCGGAATCGAACCGCCGCCCCATCGGGGCGCCAGCCGGACCTTGACGGCGCTGCTATCGGGTCGCTCCGTAGTGCGAGCCCTCGCCCCACGCGACGGTCGAGCCGGTGCGGCCGATCGCGACCCGGAACGGCTCGCCGACGCCGAAGGTGGGGATGACCGATGCCACGAGATAGCCCGTAGGGCTCAGCTCGTCGAGCGAGTCGCGGCGCGACAGTTGCAGCGACTCGACGTCGTCGGCGTCGATCAGGTTGGCCAGCGAGCGAAGCTCGGCGGCGTTGAGGTACAGGTATCCGTCCATCGTGGTCCTCTCGTTCGTGGCTCCTAAGAGCCGGTTGGTCCAGCGAGTACCCCAGAGCGGAATCGAACCGCTCCGTCCCGTAGGGACGGCGCCAGCGGGGTTGACGGCGCTGCTAGCGGGCGAAGGGGTCGTCGATCAGCGCGCCGCAATCGGTGCACAGGATCGAGCCGGTCGGGATCGAGGCCTGATCGGTGACGCGGTCGTCCGTAGGACGGTCGGGGAACTTGCCAGCGGCCCTCATGCGGGCGATGTCGGCGGCGGTGTAACCGCCGTTGCCGGGGCCCAGCAGCCAGCCGTGCGTGCAGACGCCCTGGCGGGTGAGCGCCGCGATGCGGCGGCCCTCCTCCTCGTACTGCGCCTGCAGGAAGTCGGCCTCCTGAAAGCCCGCGGGGACTTCGGGATCGTGGTCGTACATGGTGGTCCTCTCGTTCGGGGTTTGGTCCTGCAAGGACCCCTGCCGGAATCGAACCGGCGTCGCCAGTGGGGTCGATCGATCTCAGAGGTAGGCGACGCCTTCGGCGCTGACGTGCCAGACCAAGGTCTCGCCGTCGAGCGTTTCGAGGATCCGGAGCGAAGCTCCGTCGTCGTCGGTGATCCACTCGATCGTGGCGCCGGTCTCGCGGGCGATCGTCTCGAAGTGCTCGATGCAGTCGCGCTGGGCGTCGGTCAGTCGGTTCATCGTCGGTCCCTCCGGCCCTAAAGGGCCGCGTAGCGAAGCTCGCGCTCGAAGTCCTCGCGGGCGCACTCGACCGTCGGGCACTCGATGACGATGGCGGCGCCGCCCTCGTCGCAAGCGACGACGACGGTTCCGAAGCGGGCGATCAGGTCGATCGAGCCGGTCGGATGGGAGACCTCGGCGACCTCGTCGGCTTCGCCGTTCAGGATGGCGGTCAGGTAGTGGCACATGGTGATCCTCTCGTTTCGGCCCTTCGGCCGGTGGGTTGCGGTTGCCCCATCATCTAAGCATGGGGTCGTATCGGCTGTCAAGCAATTTGTCCGCACTCTGACAATCGCAGCCTCGATTTGAGGCCAAAGATCCCCAGAACTGGGGAGGCGGTTCGGGGAGTCGGGCGAGGCGGTCGGGGGTCGATGCCGGACGTCGGCCGGACGGTCTGGAGCGAGACGTTCGAGGGCCTCGACGATGTCCCGCGACGACGTCGGCGCGGGGCGTCGGACCGATCGGCGGACGGTACGTCGGCGACGCGGCGCAGCAGCTAGCCGTATCGGTCCTGCCGATCAGGCAGGACAAAGGGTCGAGGAGGCCGAAGGTCGCATCGTCACTCGGCCGTGTGCGGGAGGGTCGTAGACCTCCCGTAGGGAGGGCTACGCCCTCCTTCGGACGCGCGCTCGCGCGCACCCGGGCACCCCTGCGCGCGCGCACGTGGGTCCCCGCGAGTCTGAGTCCCTGTAGAGCACACACGACATTGGTAGGGCTCTACCCTGTCCGAGCATGGCCTTCCCAGCGCAGAAGTGGCCGAAGGGGCTCGGAGACGCTGTTGGGCGCCGCGCGCTCGACGAGGGCTCGCGGCGCCAGGTGTGGCGCGAAATCCAGGCCGGAACGCTGCCCGGCTGGGATGGCGCGATCGACATGCCGTACTCGACCGTCTGTTACTACGCCGATCGTGAGGAGAAGCGCAGGCGAATCGCGATGGCGAAGCGAGCGCCGATGCGCAAGTCCGGGACGATCGCCCAGAAGGTCGATCGTCTCGCACACAGGATGCTCGACATGTCGGACGCACGTCTAACCGCGATGGTTGAGGCTGACAAGTTTGATGCGACCGAGATCAAGGAGATGGCGCTGACGCTGGCGACGCTGCGCCGCGCCGCGCCCGACAAGCCGCCGCCGGAGAACGGGCGCCGTAAGGAACCCGAGCGCCCCGCCGATCCGCTGGAGGCCGCCGTCGCCGCGGCCTCGCAGGAGTCCTAGAACGACGAAACGCCCGGGTGGGCGTTTCGCGCGCTAGTGTCAGTCCTGTGAAATCAACAGCAGCGAGGTCCGCCCAACGATAGCACCCCCCACCAAAACTGCACCGCGAGGGCAGTTCAGCGTCAAGGGACCCGGCGATACCGACGCATACCCCAGGCGCGGAGGCCGTGAGAAGTTCGTTTCACCGCCCGGCCGACAAAGGGGGAACCTGGGCTCGGGGGACGTTTGGATGAACCCCATCAGGGCAGGAACATGACGAGGAATTCACGTCCTCACGCCCGTCGTACTCCCTCGGGGAGATTCCCTAACTGTGGCCAAAAGCAGGCATCGCAGGCACTCAAAGCGCCAGCTCGGATGGGCGCAGCGCCAGGGCCTGGATCGCTCGCTCGGGGACGCGGCGCGGGAAGCGGTCGACCGTCACAACCCACCGCCGAACCCGTTTGCGGAGCCTGAGGCCTATCGCGCCTACGTTGAGGCTCGGCGGCTGCGAACGCTCCCCGGTCGCGGACGGACCAAGAAGCGGCCGGTCGACCCGAAGATGGGCGCTCTGCTGCGCGAGGCGCTGCGCCGCACGCGGGCTAGCGACGGCAAGACGCACTGGTACGTGCACCGCACGCCGCCCGACGGCGAGTGGACGCTCGGCCACTACTAGGGCTACCCTGCAGCAATGGCCCAAGTCAGACCGGCGAGGGCGAAGGCGAAGCAGGTCAGACAGGCCCGCAAGCAGCTCACGCTCTACTTCGATCCCTACGTGCTGGCCGAGATCGACCGGCGCCGCGGCACGGAGCCTCGCGCGAGCTACATCCAGCGCACGCTGCGCAACACGTGGAACCTGCGCAGCCTCGCCGCGCGGCCCAACAGCAACGGTGACGCGACCGATCACGAGACGTTCTTCGCGTCGCGCGAGAGCGGGAGGCAGGAACGATGAAATGCGCATGGTGCGATCGCGAGGACGAACTGGTGGCGGTCGAGGTCGAGCCGCCGGTCATCGCCGGGCGTGACCAGTGGGCCCACGTGACGAAGGGTGCGGTGATGGCGATGGCCTGCCCAGATCACAAGCTCGTCGTCTACGACCCGACGCCCAACGTCCAGAAGGTGCGGCGTCGCAAGGCCCGCGGCTACCAGCAGCAGACGATCTTCGACGCGCTGCCCGAGGAGACCGCTCAGTCTCGTCGCGACCGATCGCCTCTCTTCCACGGGACAAACGGCTAAATCCGGTCAGCACGCTGACAAAGTCGTGTCGGTGAAAGTGGAGTACCTAAGCAAGCGCTGTCCGCTATTTCTGCAATCGTTGCGTGCTAATAGCACTGATCCCCAACTCTGAGAGGGAGCTGGAATGACTACGAGCACCGCAAACGGCAGGCCTGCAGAGGCGGTCGTCCCGGCCGAAACCCGGCTCGACGGCGTGATCGAGAACCTGCACGGCGAGCTGACCGAGGCGGTCGCCAGGCGCGACCTACTCAAGGGCGAGTTGAAGCAGGCCGAGACCCTGGTCGAGCGCATCGATCGGGCGCTCAAGGCGCTCGGCGGTCATCACACCGGACCGGGGCGGCCGAAGACGACGGGCGGTGCGCACACAAAGGTCAGCGAGGAGATCGTCCAGCTCGTCGAGGCGACCTTGGCCCGCCACGACGAGCCGGTCAGCATCCCGGCCCTGGCCGGGGAGTTCCCTCACCGCCACGAGTCCTCGATTCGCACCGCGGTCTACTACCTGCGCGACCAGGGGCGCGTCCGGCTCGTCGACCAGAAGGGCGAGCGCCAGAGCGCACGCTACGGCTTGATGCCCGAAGTGAAGGCCGAGCATGCTTGACCATCTGCGGCTCGTTGATCTCAGTGACCGGGAGATCCTGCTGACGCTGGTCGAGGCCGCCGACGAGGGTGGTTTCGCGCACGCTGACGAGATCGCCGAGAAGCTCGGGATGAAAGGCGACAACGCCAAGCGCTGTGTCATCACTCGCTTGAGCTGGCTGAGTCGCTACGGGGCCGTCGAGCGCGAGTTGCTCTACGACGAGCTGGGCGTTCCGCAGACGACCCGCGGTGGAAAGCTCAAGCTCGGCCAAGGTTGGAAACCGACGGAAATCGGTTATTCGATCGCCAACGGCCAGCTCAAGCAGAACCAAACCAAGATGCTTGAGGGTCTCACCGATGCACAGATGTTGAGTGTGACGCGCTACGTGGCTGAGCAGGCGCGCGGCATGGGCAACTTCACGTCGTCGAAGCTCATCGAGAGGGAGTGGAGGCACCGATGGACGAGGCAGAACGGGTGGACGCGACCCTGACCAAGGCGCAGGCGCAAAGCATCGCCCGCGAGACGGTGTTGCGCTGCGCACCCCTGTGGCGCCACCTGGACGCCGACGATGCGGGTGACGTGGCGCTGGAGGTCGCCCGCGCCGTCCGGATTGCGCTCGCACCCTACGAACGCTCCGGGGAGAGGGCATGAGCCACGGGTGGCGGGAGCTGAAACTGCCGCCGCCACTCGTGGCCATGCACATGGCCAACCGCAAGGCCGCCAACGGGATGCCCCGCCCCAAGGCGCTGGCCAAGATGGAGAACGGGCGCCAGGTGTTGCAGGCGATCTTGACCCGCGACCCGATCCCGGCGCCCGACGGGACGCTCGACCCGCGCTGGCACCTGTCGGTTTCCGGGCCGGGCCGGGTGCCCGAGTGGAACGAGCTGGCGATGGCCTGCCACGAGATCCGCCCCGGCGTCCCGTTCATCATCGCGATCCCGCCGCGCAGCCACTGGATGAACGTCAACGAGCATGTGCTGCACGCCTACGAGCTGCGCGACGCCACACTGCTCGATCAGTTCCGCTTTGAGGGCCGAGGAGACCGAGTGACGTGACGCCTGCTAACGAGCCTTCCGACAATCCGTTTGAGCAGGTCGCGCTCGCCGAAACCCTGCACCGCGCTGTCGATGCCGCCCGCGACGTGATCGAGGCGCTGGGCTTTGAGGCTGACGGTGTTGTGCTGATCGCTCGCGTCACCCACCCGCTGCTCGACGGCGAGTTTTGCTCGGCCGCCTGCCATCCGCTTGGCGACTGGGATTCGCATCGCGACCTCGTGCGCCAGGCGGGCGAGGTGTTCGATGCCCGATAAGGGGGATTACGTGATCCAGGTTCTCGGGCTCGCCAACGGGGAGTCGATGCGCGGCTTTGAGGGCCAGTACGTTCACAGCTACACGCCGGACGGCCACGACGGCAAAGGCGACCTCGTGCTGACGCCGGACATCGCCAAGGCAAAGCGCTACGACGACGCGATGCGGGCGATGGAAGACTGGAAGGCCGTGAGCGCCACGCACCCGACCAGGCCGTGGGACGGCAAGCCGAACCGGCCGATGTCCGCGTTCACCGTCGAGATCAAGCCGTTCGATGCCTGAGAAGAAGCGTTACGGAAACCGAGAGGACGAGGCGACCCTGCACGAGCGTCTCCGCGCCGAGCAATGCCTGAAGAACGCGCACCAGCAGATCGCGGTTGCGTTCGCGCACATCGGCGGCGAGCACATGCCAACGCCCGGCCATTGGCGACGCACGATCAGCGAGCTAACGGGTGCGGTGGATTGGCTGCGACGCGCGCTAGAGAGCCTCGACCGTCTGAGTAGGGGTGAGCCGCAGTGAGCGCGCCCGCTAACGAGTCTTACGTGCCGTGATCGCGCTGTTCTGCGGCAGCCGGGGCTGGGCCGACGAGGACGCGATCGGCCACGACCTCGTGCGCCTGCCACCCGACACGATCGTCATCCACGGCAACGCCAAGGGCGCCGACCGGCTCGCCGACGGGATCGCCCGCAAGCTTGGGTTGCATGTCGCCGTCGTGGCGCCCTTGTACGACACGTACCCGACAAGGACGGCACCGCTGCTGCGCAACGAGGCGATGCTGCGGCTGGGCCCCGACGTCGTCTACGCCTACAACCTTGGTACCCCCGGGACCAGCCACATGATCGAGCTGGCCGAGAGCGCTGGCGTCCTGGTCTACGAGCGGACACGCTGACCCCGGCAGACTCCCGGCATTCGCGCTATTTGCGAAAGTCATTGTTGCTAATTGCGGCAACGGCGGGTAATGTCGCAGGATCGAATTACCGATGGTCGGGAGATTGCAATGGGTCGAGTCCTCACGCATACGAGCTTCAATCACGAGCCGATCGAGCAGGCGCCGACGTTCACGTGTCGGCGGGTCGACGTGATGCGCAGAGTCAACGTCTCTGCCAGCACCCTGCGCCGCTGGGAGCGTGATGGCCGCCTGCGTCCCTACGACTCGCACTCCGATCCCGACGGTCACTTCGTCGTCCTGCCGGGCGGCCACAAGCGCTACTGCTACGAGCGGATCGTGACGGCCGTCGCCAGTCCCTAGGCCCCCGGGCCTCAACCACAAACGAGAGGATCACCATGCCACGCAAAGCAAAGCCGACGGCCTTCTTCGACAAGAAGGCCCAGCGCTGGCGCGCCCGCTACAAGGTCAAGCTCCCCGGCACCTACGGCAGCGAGGAGGAGGCCCAGCGCGCCGCCGATCTCGCCTCCCACGAGGACCTGATCGGCACGCCCGCCGAGCGCGAGGAGATGACGGTCGCCCAGTTCGCCGAGCTGTGGATGCAGGTCGAGCGCCGCAACGCTGAGGGCGACATCGTCCCCGGCATCTTCGCCGTCGGCCGCGACAAGCCGACGATGCGCCACAACGCCGAGCGGATCTCGACGTTCGTCGATCGCTACGGCTCGCTGAAGCTGGCGGAGATCGACCGCGAGATCGCTCAGACGTTCTGGCTCGACTACAAGGGCCGCGGGCCCGCGCTGCGCGCGATGTTCAACGACGCGCTGGCGTTCGGCAAGGTCACGAGCAACCCCTTCGCCCGGCTCGGGCTCGACCGGCGCAACCAGAAGAAGAGGGTCCAGGGCCGCAAGCGGATCCAGGCGCTGACGTCCGAGGAGGTCGACCGCCTCGCGGCGATGTCCGACTCCGTGGTCGGCGTCAGGTACCGGCCGATGTTCCGTGCGGCGATCATCTTCGCCGCTTACTCGGGCCTGCGCTTCGGCGAGCAGGCCGCGCTGCACTGGGACGACATCGACTTCGCCAACAACCGGATCGTCGTGCACAAGCAGTGGCGCACGAAGGATCGTGAGTACGCGCCCCTCAAGGCTCGTGAGCAGATGACCGAGGCCGACGGCCGGACGATCATCCTGTACCGCCGCGCCGAGCTGGCGCTGCGCGAGATCGAGGAGACCTACGGCCGCGACTTCAGCACGCAGTCCGACGACCCCGAGCTGATCTTCACGACGCCGCGCGGGCGGCGCCTGAACCACGGCAACCACTACTACTACTGGAGCCGGATCCGCTCGGCGTTCCTGGCCACGCTCGACGACAAGCGCGTCGCTCAGCTCCGCGGCAACAACGACGACCAGACGGCGCTGCATTGGCACGACCTGCGCCACTACCACGCGAGCCAGCTCATGAACGTCGGGCACCGGAGTGCCGATGTCGCCAAGCAGCTCGGGCACGCGGACGCGACCCTGGTCGAGGAGCTGTACGGCCACACGTACGAGGCCGAGGCGCTGGAGCGCCTGCGCGCGCTCGATCCCAGTCCGCCGAAAAAGGGCTCAAAGCGGGGAAGCGTCCGACAAGCGTCCGACGCCTGAACGCCCAGACGACTCTTTTTGGCTCAACCATGCGAAGTGGCTCATGTTTTTGGCCTGTCTCCCCGATAATGCGGTATGAGTCGTCAAACGTGGTCAAATCGCTGCAAACGGGCCTCTTTTCGAGCCTGCGGAGTCGTCAAACGTGGTCAAGTCGCGTCACTCCGTTTGAGGCTAAATCGGACATCACGTCCGACGTAGCGTCCGCAAGCGTCCGACACGTCGGACGCTAACCCCGGTTTTTAGCGTCCGACGGCCGTTTCGCTGTCGGACGCTACGCCGGGAGGCGCTGTGCGTCGCCCCAGCGCGCTAGCCTTGGACTGGTCCTGCGGGGTGGTTGTGAAACCTCTCGTGCCCCGCGGAACACCGTGCCCTCGTCGGCCGGGGTGGTTGAGAATTGATCCTCTCGTGCCCTGGTCGGCGAGGGCTCCCGGGAGCGTGGGATCATCGGTGCATCCGAATCAGGAGGCCCGATGGCCGAGTTCTACGTCGGCGACGTGTTCAGCCCCGAAGCCGACATCTACCAGTTCGACCAGACCGCCGACGCCTACCCGTGGCCGCTGGACCCCGAGCAGGGGACCAAGGTGACGATGACCGACGGCAAGGTCACGGTGAACGGCCAGCCCGGCAGCGGCTACTGGCTCTACCAGCCGCTGACGACGCCGCTCGACGAGAACCAGACCGGGATCCGCGTCTCGGTCACGATCCCCGACAACCCCGCCAAGGGAGGCCCCGCATGACCGAGACCAAGGACAAGAAGGACGAGCAGGTCGAGCCCGACGAGGAGGCCCCGCTGTCGCAGGAGGCCCAGAAGGTCGCCGACGCCGAGGTCGCCGCGCAGGCCGCCAAGGACGAGCGCGTCCGCCAGGCGATGATCGACCCCGACGAGGAGGAGGCCAAGAAGCACGAGTCAAACGCCCTGGTCGCCAAGGCGACGCAGGAGGCCCAGGACGAGCTGGTCGCCGCGGCCGAGAAGCGCGCCAAGGAGGAGGCCAGGGAGGAGGCCAAGGAGGAGAAGCAGGCGACCAAGGCCGCCGCTGAGGGCGCGCGCTCGACGGCATCGGCCAAGGCCTAGGCGATGGCCAAGCGAGCGGGCAAGCGGATCGACCAGCTCCATCTCGACCGGCTGCTGACGATCATCGTCGTGGCCGCGCTGGCGATCATCGCGTTCGTCGTCGCTGTCGGCGGGCTGGTCTGTCTGTTCAATCCCAAGACGTACCCGTTCTCGGCCTACCTGCAGGACCTCAACCAGCTCTCCAAGTACCTGATCGCCGCGATCATCGCGCTGGCGATCAAGTTCGGCGCCGTCATCTGGGCCTCGCACGGCAATCGCCGCAGCGCGGGCCCCGCTGGCGGCAGGCGCAAGACCGACCCCGAGCAGCCGGTCAGTAGCCCGTCCGAACCGTCGTGACCTGCCGGGTCGACGTCGAGAACGACCCGGCAGTCCGTACCGACGGCGAGACCTCAAGGCGCACCTGGGCGGCGATCAGCCACGCCATCAGCAGGTCGGCGTGCTGCCCGGGTGCCGGGCCGTGCTTGGCCGGGTTGGTCTCCGACGCGACGTAGGTGTTCAGCTCGTTGCAGATCGTCAGCGAGCGCAGCCCGTGCGTGCCCTCGCGCAGCAGCTCCTTGCCGCCGTCCTCCAGCACCGCCTTGGTCGTGCGGTTCGTGTCCCACCCGAGCCGGTCCTCGGTCGCGTCGGTGCGCGTCGACTGCAGGCTCTTGCGCCGGTAGGTGAACGGGTAGGCGTAGTCGCGGAAGATCCGCCGCGCCATCGACAGGCCCCAGCCGCCGGTCGTCTCGATCGCGACCCATGCGCGGTGGAACCACAGCGCCGCCAGATAGACCTGCAGCGCGACCTCGTCGGCGTCGCCCTGACAGTGCAGCTCGGCGACCTGCTCGCCCGTGCGATGATCCAGGACGACGGCGCCATGCATCGCAGCGAGCCGAGCGTGTTCTACCTCGTCACCCGCCGGGTCGACCCCGATCACGTAGCTGACGTCGTCCTGCGGCTCCTGCCAGATGGTCCATTGGTAGCGTGCTTTGCCCTCACGCCAGACCGGGCCCTCGGGGATCTCGATCGTCGTATGCCGAAGCCGTCGCCGTCGTAGCGTCGTCGGCTCAAGCGTCCCGACGGTGCCCCGCTCCTGGGCCTCGACCGCGCGGCGCGCGCGCGCGACGTAGGTCTGGTTGAACACCTGCAGGCCCGAGGCGAGAAAGCTCTCCTCCAGCGTTGCCGGGTATTCCTGCATCCAGATCCGCAGGTCGCCCTGGCAGCGGTTCTCGATCGCCCAGCGGCGCCAGTGCAGTTGCTCGACCTCAAGGCCCAGCTCGACCAGCTCCAGCTCGCCCTCGCCGTAGTCGCCCTCGCCGATCGTCTCGGCGAATTCGGCGCGCTCCTCGCCCGACAGGAACGGCCGCCGGTACTGGGGCTCCTCGAACCACGGCAGGAACACGAGCGCGAAGTCGTTGCGCCCGGCCTGCGCGGCGAGGCACAGGTCGCGCCAGTGGTTGTAGCCGTTGGACGTTGACTCCAGGATCACCATCGTCTCGGGGTCGTCGGGGACGGCGTTGAGCAGCGACGTCAGCTTGCGCGCCGAGTCCAGCCAGAAGGCGGGCTCCGAGCAGCACAGCGTGTGCAGCGTGAAGCCGCGGCCCGCCTCCAGCTCGTTGGCCGTGTCGACCTGGATGCGCGAGTTGATCCCGAAGTCGCCCGACGCCTGGCTGATCCGCGCCGGGTTGCCGAACGCCAGCTCGAAGTTGCGCCGCCGGTTGGCGATCGGCGGCTTGATCGGCCACTCCTCGGAGTCGGGCAGGTTGGCGTGCATGAAGACGGCCATCTGCAGCAGCTCGGCCGTCGTCTTGTGGTCCTGCGCCACGACGAGCGCGTTGTGGTGGGCTGTCAGCGTCGCGCGCTGGATCGCCAGCGACATCGACATCGTCGACACGCCTTCCTTGCGCGCCTTGGGGATGATGAGCCGGATAGGCTGCCCGGCGTCGCGCTGGGTGCGGATCGCGTCCCAGATCCGCAACTGGGCGGGCTTGGGATCGAGCGCGATCTTGCGTCCCGACGTGCCGATGATCTTCGCGCACGAGCGTGCCCACAGCGGCCAGTCGTGGCGCAGTTGCTCGATCAGGTCGTGGGCCGGGGCGACGGCGGTCAATGCTCGGAGGCGCGGCGGATGTTCGACCGCCGTCCGCGGTTGAACTGGACCTCGGGGTTCTGCCCATCCTTCTTCAGTGCCTGGTTGTGGGCCTCCCACTCGGGATCGAGCGGCTGGTTCCAGGCGGCCAGGCGGCGGACCGGCGACAGTGCCTCAAGCGTCTCGCGGTGCTCCTCGGCGCAGCGCGCCACATGGTCGACCTGGGCCCGCGGGGACTCCATCGGGATCTGCTCGTGGCAGATCCGGCAGACGAACATCGGCTGGGCTAGCTCGACGGGGACCAGGACGCCGTTCCTGACTGCGAATCGCACAGGTAGGATTCTCCCATGCCCGCCTCAGACCGGACGTGGGTCATCGACGGCGACCCGTTTGCGATCGAGGATGCGAACGAGCTGGAGATCGAGCTGCACCGCTGCGCGATGATCTTGCAACGAATCGGCGGCGCCGTCATCATCGCCGCCCAGCGCCAGGAGATCGCCCCCGGCCACTACGTCACGACCGGCTTTGCCTTCCGCTGGTCGTCCTACGCTCCGGCCCAGCGCCTGGCTCCCGATGACAACGGTCACGAGCCGCTCGACGTGGACGTGAGCCAGCCGAGTGGCTGACGTCGGCGTCGTCCCCGGCTCCAACACCGTCGTCGAGGACGACAACGAGGAGACGCTGCGCCTCATCCTGCGGCGCTGGAACCACGCCTACGGCGGCGTCCACGCCAAGTGGCGCGACCGCGCGACGCACTTCTACGCGCTGTACCACAACTACACCGAGTGGCGAAACCAGATGGCGGTCGACCGCCGCGACCGCGACCTCGGGCTGCGCGACGCCAAGCGTGAATGGGGCGCCGAGCTGTTCATCCCTTACAGCTTCGCGACCGTCGAGACGATCCTCGCGCGGATGCTCAGCCAGAACCCGACGATGCTGATCCTGCCGCGGACCCCGGCCAGCGAGGACAACGTCGCCAACGTCAAGGCGATCATCGAGGCCCAGCAGGCGCAGGTGAACTACAACCTCACGCTGCAGGACATCGCGCGCGACGCGCTGCAGATGGGGCTCGGCGTCCAGAAGACGAGCTGGCGCAAGGAGCGGCGGGGGAGTTTTATGCTCCAGCCGCGCGTCAACCGCCAGGCGGGGGAGTCGGGTTACGTCGTCGCGCCGGGCTCGATCGACTTCGACGATCCCGACCTGCTGCGCGTCGACCCGTTCGACTGGGTCTGGGACCCGTTCGGCGACGGCCCGGACACGATGGAGTGGTGCATCCACCGCGTCTGGCGCTCGACCGAGTACGTGCGCAACCAGCTTGAGTCGGGCTACTGGACGGGCGTCTCGGCGGGCGAGATCTCGGGTAGCGCGGGCACGAGTGCCTATCAGGACGCCTGGTCGCGGCGGATGCAGATCGCGGGCTATCCGAGCTACAAGGCGGGCGACGTCAACGAGGTCTGGGAGTACCACGACGGGATGCGCTGCGTCGTCGTGCTCAACCGCCAGTTCGTCGTGCGCGACTACCCCAACCCGGCGTGGCACGGCGAGATGCCGTTCCAGGTCTACCGGCCGACGCGCGTCGGTGGCCAGATGTGGGGCAAGGGCGAGATCGAGCCGATCGAGGACCTGCAACTGGAGATGAACACGATGCGCTCCCAGCGCCGCGACAACGCGACGTTCGTGCTGCAGCGCTCCTACTTCTACGCCGACGGCATGATCGACCCGTCGGACTTCAAGACGGGCCCCGGGATCGCCGTGCCGGTGCTCGGCGATCCGCACGAGAACGTCTTCCCGATGCCGGTCGCCGACATTCCCAACAGCTCCTATCAGGAGGAGACGGGGCTGCAGCGCGACATCGAGCGCGCGACCGGCATCGACGACAGCATGTCCGGCGCCGGGGTCCCGGGCCAGCAGACGGCGACCGGCGTGCAGCTCGTGCAGGCCGCGGCCAACCTGCGCATCCAGCTCAAGACGCGCTCGTGCGAGACCGAGCTGGTGCGCGAGGGTGCGCGCCAGATGCTGGCGCTCGACCAGCAGATGATCCTCGGGCGCCGCGACGTGCGGATCCCGACCGAGCCGACGCCCGGCAATCCCGACCGCACGTGGGGCTGGCTCAAGGTCGGCCCCGACGAGCTGAAGGGCGAGTTCGACATCGACGTCGAGGGCGGCAGCATGGCGCCCGAGAACGTCCCCCAGCAGCGCTCCGACGCCCAGCTCATGCTCGCCGTGATCGGCAACCCGCAGATCGGGGCGCAGGTCGATCCGGTGTTCGCCGCGCGCTTCGTGCTCAAGAACCTCGGCATCAAGGATCCGTCGGTCGCACTCGTGCGCCAGCAGACCGTTGACCCGGCCGCCGCCCATGCGGCGCTGCAGGGGCTCGCCGCGACCGGCGTCGACGAGGGCCTGCTCGTGCGCGCCGGGGGCATGATGGGCATCGGCCCCGGCGCCCCGGCGCCCGACCAGCAATCCTCCGGTCAGGAGCAGGCGGCCTAATGGCGACGACGATCACGATCCACGACGACCGCTTCCCCGTCGGCCAGACGGTCCAGGTCTACCTCGCCGCTCCCTACGGCGACCTGCCGCCCAGCGGCGTCCCCGGCGGCACGCTCATCACATCCGCCGTCGTCGCCGCCAATGGCAACGTCACCTTCACCGGCCTGCTCGACAACACGAGCTACTACGCCTACGCCCAGGTCTCGGGCGTCAACATCTACGTCCGGTTCCGCACCACCCCGTCGGCGACCGGCGGCGGCGGCGGCTCGACGGTCACGTCAAGCCAGCAGGCGGGCGACTACACGCTCACGCTGGCCGACGCGGGGACCTGCATCGAGGGGACCAAGGCGACGTCGCAGACGTTCACCGTGCCGCCCAACTCCAGCGTCGCATTCCCGCTCGGGACCGTGATCGAGGCTTTCCAGGCGGGCGCGGGCACGATCATCCTCGCCCCCGGGGCCGGGGTCACGTTCCGCTCCGACGGCGGCAAGGTCAACACCGCCGCCCAGTACGCCACCGTCGGCCTGCGCCAGCGCAGCACCGACGAATGGGTCCTGAGCGGTGATCTCGCGTGAGTCCCCTCGGGATCGGCCGCCGCCGCGGCACCAGTGGTCGCACGACCGTCAAGACCGACAACTTCAACCGCGCCGACGGGGCGCTGGGCGCCAACTGGACGGCGGGCGCCGAGGGCGGCCTGACGATCGCCAGCAACGTCGCCGTCGGCACGTCGGCGGCACTCAAGGATTCGATGCGCACCGCCGAGAGCTACGGCAACGACCACTACTCCGAGATCCAGGTCACCGCGTCCGCATTGGCCTCGGGCGACTTCATCGGCCCCGCCGTGCGGATGCAGAACACCGGCAACAACGAGTACGCCGTTCTGTACTTCAACAACCCGTCGGCGCTCGGCTACATGATCTCGCTCTACAAGCGCATCGGCGGCGGCAGCTACACCCAGATCGACCCCAACCCGGTCAGCTCCGGGTTCCAGGGCTACGCCCTCCCCGGGGCGCTGGTCGCCGGGGATAAGATCCGCCTGTCGGTGGCGGGCAGCCAGCTCACGGTCAGCATCAACGGCAAGCGCGTCACAAGGGTCATCGACGCCTCGATCGCCTCCGGCGGCGCACCCGGATTCGTCAGCTTCGGCCTCGGCCGCGCCGACAACTGGATGGCGGACGTCGCCAAGGCCGAGCTTGCCGCCCCGGTCACGACCTTCACATCCTCGCCGCCCAACTCGTCGCGCAACGGCGCTGGTCACAACTGCCGCGTACTGGCCCCCAGAACACCCGCCGCCGGGGTGCCGCACAACTTCCTCTACACCCTGATGACCGGCCCCGATGGCGACTTCACCTACGGCGACCCGCTCGACGCGCTGTACGGGCTGGACTTCCACAACCAGTACAACCTGACCTGCATCGCCGCGAACTTCGACATCGGGTCACATGCGCCCGGGTCGGGCTACGGGCCGTGGTACATCGACACGTCCAACCCCGGCGCGTTCCCGTCCTTCCAGCACGAGACCTACATGGTCAGTGACCTGGTCCCGTGGGTGACCTCCAACCTGGCGACCAGCGGCACCGAGCAGCACTGGCTGATCGGGTTCTCCAAGAGCGGCTGGGGCGGGCTCAACCTGCTGCTTCGCCACCCGACGGTGTTCGACCGCGGCGCGTTCTGGGACTTCCCCTACAGCGGCACCGGCACGGTCATCACGAGCAGCTATGGCATGGACGGCAACTACGGCAACGCCGCCTACGTCGATGGGTTCACGTTCACGTCGGCCTACCTCGACACCTACAAGGCGCCATTCCAGGCCCGCAAGCGCATCTGGATCGGCGGCCACCAGTCGTTCGCGTCCGACATCACCGCCGCCCACACCGCGTTCAACGGCAAGAGCATGCTGCACGACCAGCAGACCGACCGTACGCGCGAGCACGAATGGCAGAGCGGCTGGCTCCCGGACGCGCTTGCCTCACTGGCGGCGATGACGTGATCCCGATCCAGCCCTACCAGCGCGGCCTGCCGACGTTCACTCCCGGCCACGCCCTGACGAACATGATCGCGGGCCGCACGCCCTACGGCTACAACCCCCAGGACCTGCGCCGCCGGACCCTCTACGGCAACCCCGGCGCGCTCGCCGATCTGATCGCCGCCACGAGCCGCCCAATTGCAGCGTATCCTGTGAAAAACACAGGTGGAATCTCGAACCGCTAACACCGTCCTGACGTTCATCGACCACCACATCGGGGCCTCCGACGCGGTGGAGATGGGCAAGGCCGTCGACCAGGTCATGCAGACCGACGGCTGGCGCCAGGTCATGGAGTTCGCCGAGCGCATGGAGGACGACACGCTCAAGGCGCTGGATCTCGGCCCCCAGGAGCACGAGGTCTACCTCTACAACCACGGCTTCGCGCGCGGGATCCGCGCCGCCCAGGACATCGCCGAGGCGATCGTCGAGGCGGGCAAGCGGGCCGACGTGCAGCTCGCCGCGATGAATGCGGCACGGGAGAACGGCGATGTCTGACCAGACCGATCAGCAGGCCATCGAGCCCGAGCAGGGCCAGGAGCAGGCGCCGGAGACCGGCGGCACGCAGTTCGACGCACTCCAGTCTCACATGGAGCAGATGTCGGCCAAGCTCGACCAGCTCATGCCGTCCCAGCAGCAGCAGGGCCCGACGTTCGGGCAGATCACCGATCCGGCGTTCGACCCCTACGCGGACGGCCAGATGCCGTCCTACGAGGAGCCCGACTACGGCCAGTATCAGCAGTCCTACGAGCAGCAGTACGGCCCGGGGCGCGTCGGTGACCCGGCCTACCAGGGCCGCGTCGGCTACGACGACCAGACCGGCTATCCCGGCCAGTACCAGCCACCGGGTCAGGTCGATCCGGGGCAGGCGCTGCAGTGGATCCAGGACCAGATCTCCGAGGGCGTGCAGGCGCAGATGGGCCCGTTCATGGCTCAGCAGCGCGCTCGCGAGATCGAGGCGCAGTACCCCGACCTCTCCAAGCCCGAGACGATCCAGCAGATCGCCCCGGTCGCTCAGCAGCTCGCCGCGAGCATGAACCTCGGGCCCGACGGCTGGCGCAATCCCGACTTTCTCCTCATGGTCTACCAGGCCCAGCAGGCCCAGACCAACGCCTCCCAGCAGATCGCAGCGGAGGACCAGCAGCCCGGACAGGCGTTCGAGGGCGGCGGGGCAGGAGCCCCCGGCGCCGAAGAGCCCAACCTGGCCGAGCGCATGCTGGCGGCTTACCCGCACGGGTCGGCCGCCCAGTTCTGGGGCGCCTAGCGCCCGCTTGTCCATCGCAATAGAAGGGAACATCCGTGCCCGCGCTCACCGGGAGTCCGAACCGCTATACGCTCAACGTCAACCAGACGCTGCGCAAGCCCGACATCGCCGATGCGATCTTGCTGCTGCAGCCCGACGCCTCGCCGCTGACGGTGCTGTCCAAGCGTCTCAACAAGTCCCCGACCCACAACCCGCTGTTCCAGTGGGCCGAGGACGATCTGGACCCGCGCTTCAGCGCGTGCCCGGCCGGTGCCACGAACGTCGCCACGTCATTCGCGGTCACGGCGGGCCAGGGCTCGTACTTCCAGGGGTATGACCTCGTCAAGGTGACCACGACCGGCGAGATCCTGCGCGTGACGGGCGTCGCCACGGACACGCTGACGGTTCAGCGTGGCATCGGCCAGGGCGGCACGGGCACGACGATCGGCGCGGGTGCCGAGCTGCTGCTGCTCGGGTCGGCGATGCCGGAAGGCGCGACGTCCAAGCCTGCGCGTTCCAACAACGCCACGATGGCGACGAACTACACGCAGATCTTCCGCAAGCCGATCGAGTCGACCGAGACGTGGATCCACTCCGATCAGTTCACGACCCAGAACGATTGGGACTACCAGCTCGCCAAGGAGGGGATCGAGCACCTGAAGGACATCGAGGAGGCGTTCCTGCAGGGCCGGGCGATGGAGGACACGACGGCGCTCACCGTCGCCGGTATCACGGGCGCCCCGGTCGTCCGCTCGACGGGTGGCGCGATTCCGTTCATCACGACCAACGTCACCGCCGCGGGCGGCACGTTCACGGAGACGTCGTTCTTCGCGGCGCTGCGCGGCGTGTTCCGCTACGGCAGCCAGACCAAGACGATGTTCGCCTCGGGCCTGGTCGTCGACGTGATGAACGCCTACGCCCGCTCGAAGGTCCAGATCCCGACGATGTCGGAGGACACCTACGGCCTGCAGGTCGTCAAGTACCAGAGCCCGCACGGGACGATCAACCTCGTCCGCCACTGGCTGCTGGAGGGCACGACCTACTCGGGCTACGCGGTGATCCTCGACATGAGCAACGTCAAGTACCGCTACCTCGCCAACGAGAAGGGCTCGCGCGACACGCACGTGCGCGAGAACATCCAGGCGCCGGACGCCGATACCCAGAAGAACGAGTATCTGACCGAGTGCGGGCTGCAGTTCGGGCTGCAGGCCACGCACGGTCTCATCACGGGTGTCACCGGCTGAACATTCGAC